TTATCAAATGCTTCTTGACCTTCTACTATTAGTGCATGAGCAGCAGTTCCAAATTTTAGATTAGGTGAGCTTTCTTGTTTATGTTCTATTGCATGAAGCTGTGACTGACCAAACCTTCTAATATAACTACTGCTAATTCCTACGCCAGCATGGTAATCCTCATTAGGTATATCTTTATAGATAAGTGCTTGTCCTCTTTGTTCTGATGCAAAGTTCTTTAGTGATTCTATTTTCATCTTGCTAATCCTAGTATGTATTTAACTTCATCAAGTGAATCCCTAACTTTGTATTCATCATTACCAACTTCAACAATAACTTCACTGGTGAACTGGTCTTTATAAAAACCACTGATTGCTCTTGGTGGTATGTTAAGTTCACCACCACCCATTAAATTAAATGTTACATTCATTTTCTGTTATTCCTGTCGTTGATAATTAAAGCAACTGCATATAAGCAAACTGCCATAAAACCTAATATTAATAATATTTGATAGTCCATTATGCACACTCCTCTTCAATATAATCTTTATGTAAATGTAATTTCTGTTCTATAGCTTCAAGCAAACAATCTTCTACTTCTTTCCAAGATTCAAGTTCAATTCCATGTTCAATACCATTTATGTTTACATAATAAAGCCTGACGTGTTCGTAATAAGCAACATCATAGAAATTAGTATAAATATCATCAGGATTAACCCATTCATCTAAAAGTTTTTGAACTCTCTTCTTGGCTGACATTCTTCTTTTGATATATCTCTTAGGTTCAGGAATAATAACCAAGCTAACATCTTCAAATGGTTTATGTTTTTTACTAAGTCTTTTCTTGCTTATAGTTCTTTCAAAATCTGCAAACTCAACATTTGCATCATTAAGACTTTTAACCAAATCTTTTATAGAAGGTTGTTCAGGATGTAAGTGATGTAAGAGCAAACAATACTCAGCAACAAACCTAGCCCCATGCAAATCATTTGTAATACAATGTGCATATTCGTGAAGTAGAACTGAATAAGACCTACCCCATTCATTCCTAATCATTATTTCATTTTGATTAAATGCATAACACTTGCCATGCCCATTTCTAAATCTTAAACGAACTCTACGTTTAAAGATTTTGTTTAGTCTTTTAATGACATCCTGACATTGTTTCTGTGATAAATAACTGTCCTTAATCATCCATGACTGGGAATCTTCCCAGTCATAAACTTTTTGTATTTGTATATCTCTCATTATTTACTCTCCCTTTTATTTAATTTATGAATCTTATAAATGCTTTTCTGATACTCAAAATCAGATTGCATATCTTCCCAAATCTCATCTTTGATTTCTTGCTTGATAGAAGGATCAACTTTAGTAACTAATTCAAACTCAGACTTCTTAGGAATCCACCACTGATGATTCAATGATTTGTATTCAGGAGATGGTTGACCTGAGTCCTTCCATCTCCATTGAATAGCACCATGTTTTGTATTGCACATTAGGTTCATTATTTAACACCCCACTTATCAATATACTCATGGTCAGGTATGCTTGTATCGTTGTAGTCTTTTTGCTTCAACAACTTATTTAATCTTTTCTCAATATACTTACAAAGAACTGCCCTATCATCTTTGTGTATCTTTTCTGAAAAGATGCAAGATTCAAATAATATTCTTAGTTCTTCAATATTGAATTGTCTAATTTCTCTTTGTATTTTTTCAGGTAGTCTATCCATTCTTCCTCTCCTTAGTTAATTTAACTTTATGCCCTTCTTTAATTAATCTAGCTCTCTTACTAGCCATGTAGAATAAGTCGCTAGTCTTGATAGCAACCACCCAGCCTATACTGGGTAGTTGAACTTGTAGTGTGTATCTAGTCATTATGCAACCTCTTTAGACTCAGAAATAAATTTATTAATAATTGGTGTTGCTTGTTTGTAATCAAGACCTAGCTCTGTTTCTAATTTTATAAAGGCAAGGTCAAAGTAATAATCAGCTTTTGCTACATTCCATTGCATTCTGCCTTTCATAGCAATATCAACTAAATCTTTAACTTCTAGCATTGTGTTTTTTTCTTGTTTTGTCATGTTATTTAACTCCTTATTTTTAATTAACATACTACCCATTATATATAAATATATATTAATGTAAACATTTATTTAAAAATATTTTAATTTATTTTTAGGTGCTAAATTATAGGATTTAGAACAGGAACTGAACTTAGAGTAGCAAGAGTTTCTTGCAGAGAATCTAATTCCATAGATTCAGTGATAGCCTTTTTGTCAAAGGTATAATAGTTTTGTGATGATGTGTTAGGTTTAAACATGATTCTCTTTTGCTCATCATCAAAGAATACAAAAGCTAGAATGTCGCAAGTATATTGTCTATAAGTTTCAGATTGTGATCTTGAGTTCTCAGAAGCAAAGACAAACTTCTTTTCTTTAGTTGCCCTTCTGCTTTTTACTTGCACTGTATATTTAGCAGAACCAAATTCAACCATTAAATCAGCAGGATGTTTTTCTTGGGTTGGGAAACAAAAGTCAGCGTATTCAAGCAGAAAGGTTTGTACTAAGGATTCACCCAAAGCACCAAGTCTTGAATTATTTTGATGTTGGTCTGATGTTTTTCTTGGCATTTTGACATAAGGCTAGTTGCCTTGAATTATAAGCTGCTCTGTTTGGGGTTTGGGTTGCATATTTGCTTCTTAATACCTCTTCGCTTGCTTCTAACCAACAACCCATCTCCATCAATGCTCTTGTTTGTCTAAAATTCATAAAACCTGTTATACCCATTTGAAATGTCATATCCACACAAACAAGTTGTGCTTTCTCAGGGAATGTTCTCCATACACCCCACATCTTATCTAAGTTGGCTGTCACTCTTTTGATATCATTGTCTAAAAGATATAGTGCTTCATCTTCTGTTATACCATTAGCTTCTAAGTTCCTACCAATTCCAATAGTAAGTTTATTCTCAGAACATTTATAAGGAAAAGTTCTCATGCCCTCATGTTTGAGCAACATTTGTTTTACATTGTCTAGCATATTATTTTTTGGTTTTTTCGTAAGTGCGTAATGTTGACATGCCAAGCATAGCCATAACGATTGTAGATAGTTGACTAAAATCAAACTCAGGCGTTTCAAATTGAATTCCATTAACTATAAGAATATATTGTATTACAGGTTCTAATATAAAATGATAAGCGAGTGATAAACCACAGCACCAACCGATAAAAGGACGCCAACCTGAGACAAATATATTATTGTGTTTTGCTTCAACTTTATTTACTTCTAATTGTGCTTTGTTAAGCGATATTATTTCTTTCTCAAGTTCATGAGATAGTTTTGTTTTTAAATCTTTATCAGCAACAAATTTATCTAATATGTCACTAACAGGTTGGATTAGTTTATCTATCATAATTTAACAATCAAGGTGATAATGCCACTTAATAGTATTAATATCACTGCACCCAAACCACCCTTAATAGACCAATCAATTTGATTCAATTTAAGTTCAGTCTTACCATCTAAGTCCTTAACTTGTTCTTCTATCTTTTTAAGTCTATTCCAGTTTTGAGTCCATCTTTCACCGCATTGGATTTCGTGCTTTTCTAATTCAACACCTATATCTGATGCGGTGACTCTTGGCATTATTCTTCCTCTACTACCTCAACCTCTTCATTTGTAGCATTGATAGCTCTATCAAATGATTGGATACATAGATTCTTATATTCATCAGTGATCACATAATCATCATAGTATTCTTGAAGTCTAGCTAGTTTTTTACCAGCAATGTTTAGCTTAGCAGCTAATGCCATTTGCTCTTCATTTAAATCAGCAGCTCTGTATTCAGTGCCATTAAATGTAATTATTACTGGTTCTTGGTTTTCCATTTTATTTTCTTCTTTACTCATTTAACTCTCCTATAAGTTATTTAAAATTAAATTATATACTAATTTTCTAGCTGTTCTATCCTAGCTGTTAAATTATTTATTAGTTCTTGTTGCTCTTGTATAGCTTTAGTTAAAAGAGGTACAAGTTTGCTTTGGTCTATGCCTTGATAATCAGGTACTTCTCTTGTTCCCATTTCAGCTTCAGTAACAACATT